AACACGAACCTTGCTTCATGGGCTGGCGCCGCCCGAACCGGCCGCCGAAGGTGGCCGAGGAAACGCTGCCATCGACATGGGCGCTGCCGAGCTTCGCCAGGGACGATCGGCCCGACCACCCGACGCCGAAGCCACTCGATGCGTTCGGGATCCCGATGCGCCAGCATGTGGCGCGGGGCGGCCTATGCTATGAACCGTTCTCGGGCTCGGGTTCGCAGATCATGGCGGGCGAGGCCAACGGCCGCCGTGTGTTCGCGATGGAAGTCAGCCCGGCCTACATCGATGTCGCCGTCGAACGCTGGCAGGCCGACACGGGACGCGACGCAATCCTCGACGGCGACGGTCGGACCTTCGCGCAGGTGAGGACTGAGCGCCTGGGGGATGCCCCGGCCGCGCCTGAAGAATCCCCACCCGAAGCCGCCGCGTGACATGCATGACCTGGCTTTACCTTCCTCCGGACGCGCTTCTGGAGCCGGAGACGCATGCCTCTTCGGCCTCTCCCTCTGCTCCGGCGCGGGCGGACTCGACCTCGGGCTTGCCATCGCCATCCCCGGATATCGTGCTGTGGGCCATGTCGAACGGGAAACCTTCGCCGCAGCCACTCTCGTGGCGCGGATGGAAGACGCGTCGCTGGATCAGGCTGTTGTCTGGGACGACGTTGGAACCTTCGACGGCCGCCCGTGGCGCGGCGCGGTGGACATCATCACTGCGGGCTATCCGTGCCAGCCGTTCTCGGTCGCAGGAAAGCGACGCGGTGCCGACGACCCGCGCCACCTTTGGCCGCATGTCGCCCGCATCATCGGTGAGGTCGAGCCGCCCTTCGTCTTTCTCGAGAATGTCGCCCATCATCTCCGCCTCGGCTTCCCCGAAGTCGCCAGCGGACTGGTCGGCATGGGCTACCGCCTTGCGGCAGGCCTCTTCACGGCGGCGGAAGTCGGCGCGCCCCACAAGCGCGAGCGGCTGTTCATCCTCGCCATCCGTGAAGGGGACGAGTTGGCCGACCCCGCGCGCCTGCTCTGGCACCCGGTCGAGTGGCGGGAACCGGACGGAACTGCTGCGGCTGTGGCCGACGCCTCGGGCCAGTGCCAACGAGAACCGGCAGACGAAGCCGACACCTTCGCAGGAAGCGGGACAGCACGGGATGAACCTCGCGACAACGGCAGCGCTCTGGCCGACACCGCAGATCGACAGTTTCCGCAGCCGGGGTGGCGACAGGCGCGACGAGAAGGGTCTGGACCGGATGGCGCGAGACTGGCCGACGCCGATGGCGAACGACGGCTGCAAGCCGAGCGCGGGCAACCGTCGGTCGGCCGATCTGACCCATGCAGCGGGGATGTGGATGACGCCGACGGCACGGGACCACAAGGACGGGGCGACGACATTGGTGAACACGCCGGTGAACGGCCTGCTTGGCCGCCAGGTCCTGGTGACGCCGATGGCTGGGAGCGATACCTGCGATGTGCGCCGAACCTTGAACCCGCTGTTCGTCGAGGCGCTGATGGGCTGGCCCACCGGGTGGACCGGCTTCGCCTCTGTGGCAACGGCGTGGTCCCCCTGGTTGCGGCGCATGCGCTGCGAACTCTCGCGGCTGAATTGCTGGCCGATGGATGAGGCAGCGGCATGAAGCAGTCCCGCCTCATGTCGCTGGTCGAGTCCGTCGCCAACGTGATCGTCGGCTACGGCGTCGCGGTCGTCACCCAGATCCTGATCTTCCCGGTCTTCGGGCTGCACACGACTCTCGCTCAGAACCTGAAGATGGGCGCGGTGTTCACAATCGTCTCGCTCGGCCGCAGTTACGCCTTGCGGCGGTTGTTCGAGCGATTGCGTCGCCTCTGACCCCGCTGGCGGTGCCGGGCGACCGATGCTAGCTTTGGAGCATGTCCGACTGGCAACACATCGAGATCAACAACCACGGTACCATCGTGGTCCTGCGTCCGATCTCGGACGAGGGTCGGCAATGGTTCGAGGACAATGTCGGCGAACCTGAACCGGGCGGCATCTATACCTGCGAGCCTAGAATGGCGCAGGACATCCTGCAGGCTGCCGCGCGCGATCTGCTGTCGATGCAATGAAAAGCCGCCGCCCGTGATGGGACGGCGGCAATGGGGTCTTCAGCGGCAAACCGATCAGGCAGCGGGCAATCTGTAGATCCTTCCGCGCCCTTCGACCTTCTCCGAAGTCACTTCGAGTCCGAGTTTCTTCTTCAGCGCTCCGGCCATCGCGCCCCTCACCGTGTGAGCCGCCCATTCGAGGGCAACCGTGATCTCCTCGATGGTCGCGCCGTCCGGTGCGCTCAGCATGGCGATCATCTTGGCCTGCTTGGTGCCCTCGCGCAGCGTGCGCGCCTTGGGCGCGGCGTCGGGTTCGGCGGGAGTGTCGGACGCGGCTTCCTCTTTCGGCGCGTCCGTCGCGCCCACGAGCGCGGTGTGCGTGTCCTCAGTCTCGATGCCGATGGCGGCAAGGCCTGCGTCGGTGGCAGCCAGCGTGGTGCCGTGGCCGTCGCCGGTTTCGCGCCACATGGGTTCGCCCTTGCGCAAGTCGGCGTCGACTTCTTCGAGATAGCCCTTGGCGATCATCGCGCCGACCACCTTGGCGGCGGCACCGCCGCGCAGGCTCTCGGGCAGCGGCAGGGCGATGCGTTCGGGCCGCTGGGCGGCGGCGGTGAGTATGATGGCTTGGATATCGGAAAGCTTGGTCATGGGGTCGTCTCCGTGTTCGGGCCCGCGTCATGCGGCGCCTTCTACGACCCCGAGCCGCGCAGGGGCGCGGAGGGAGGTCCGGCGGACCCGGAGATCAGCGGGCGTGTTCGCCCTCGCCGAAGGCGCTGTCGGTGATGCGCTTCATGAGGCTGGCGTAGTGTTCAAGGGTACCGACCATGGCCCAGCCCACCTCGTCGGGGTGGCAGTTGAAATGGTCGTCGCTGAGGGCCTGCAGGCGGGCGAGCATCTCGTCGATCTCTGCCTTCTTGGCGATGAAGGCCGCGAGGGCGGCTTCCTTGTTCCGGCGCGCCTTCTCGGCGCGGGCCTCAAAGCGCGGGGTTGTGATCGGGTTCAGGCGGGTGGTCATCGGGGTGGCTCCTTGGTGGGTTGCATCGTCCTTCTGGAGACACGTTCCCTCTGTCCGCCGCGCTTATCAACTCGATAAGCACATGAATCTGAATGATAATCGGAGCCGCGGATGCAGGGCATGAGCGAGCGCCAGTACGCCGCGCATGTCGGGCTGTCGCGGGGCGCGATCCAGAAGGCGAAGACAGCCGAGCGGCTCGTCCTCTATCCCGACGGCAGCATCAACGCGGCCGCCAGCGATGCGCGGCGGGCGGAAACAACCGACCCGTCGAAGACGCGCAAGCCGCCCGAACCGAAGCTGAAGCCGGTGCCGGAAGCTGCTGTGTCCGCCGTCGGCGACACGCTCCGCGAACAGGGTCTGGCGGTGCCAGCGGTCGGCGGCGGCACGACCTTCCTGCAGGCGAAAACCGCCAACGAAGTGCTGAAGGCACAGGAGCGGCGGATCCGGCTCCAGAAGCTGAAGGGGGAGTTGATCGAGCGGGCGCGCGCACTGGCGCTGGTGTTCCGCCTGGCGCGTGAGGTGCGTGACGCATGGGTGAACTGGCCCGCGCGGTCGTCGGCATTGATGGCGGCCGATCTGGGCGTCGAGCCAGCCGCGATGCAGAAGGTCCTGGAGAAACATGTACGCGCCCACCTCGACGAGCTTGCCGAGGTCCGGCCAGACTTCCGGTGATGATGACGGCCTGACGGACTTCGACGGCGCGGCCGAAATCCTGCGCGCCTGGGGCAACGGGCTCAGGCCCGACCCGGATCTGACCGTGTCGCAATGGGCGGACCGACACCGGATGCTCTCGGGCCGCGCCTCGGCCGAGCCGGGGCGCTATCGCACGGTGCGCACGCCCTACATGCGCGAGATCATGGACCGACTGTCGCCGGGCGATCCCACCCAGCGGGTGGTGTTCATGAAGGCGGCGCAGGTCGGCGCGCCGCTTGCGCTCGATACGCCGGTGCCCACGCCCTTCGGGTGGACGACCATGGGCGAGATTGTCGAAGGCGATCTGCTCTATGACGAACGCGGGCGCATCTGCCGGGTCACCGGCCTGTCGCCGGTGTTCGAGGATCGGCCCTGTTTCGAGGTGGCATTCGACGATGGTGAGCGGATCGTTGCGGATGGCGAGCATCGCTGGCCGGTGTGGGACTTCACGAACGACCGACCCGTCGCGCGGACGCTGACCACGGCGGAGATGGCCGGACGGGCGATGATCGGTGCCGCCGGGAAGCGGCGGCGCTATGCCATCGACTGCTGCGACCCGGTCGACATGCCGGACCAGGACCTGATCCTGCACCCTTATGTGCTTGGGCTCTGGCTCGGCGACGGCTCGTCGATCATGAACCATATCTCGGTCCATGAAGAGGACGCAGAGATCGTTGAGCACCTGCGCGCCTGCGGCGTCGAGGTGGAGTTCCGGCTGCCGCGCTGGCGCAAGGGACGGATCGCCAATGTGGTGATCGACCCGACGTTCCGGATGCGCCGCGAGGATGGTGCCTCGCTGTCAGATTGCTTCCGGTCGCGCTTCGTGATGCGCCTGAGGCAGCTTGATGTGCTCGACAACAAGCATGTGCCGATTGCGTACATGCGCGCCAGCCGATGGCAGCGGCTGGAGCTGGTGCGCGGGCTGATGGACTCGGACGGTACGATCTCGCCGGACGGGAAGCGGTGCGAGTTCTCGAATGCCGACCGCGGACTGATCGGCGCGATGGTCGAACTGCTGCGCGGGCTCGGCTACAAGCCCGCCGTCTACCACGGCCTTGCACGCCGCAAGGTCTTCGGGCGTGAGGGTCGCGAGTGCGCTACGGCCGAATACTGGCGGATATCCTGGACGGCCTATGCCGAGGAGCCGATGTTCCGGCTTTCGCGCAAGCTCGCCCGGATGCGCTCGGTGGAGAACGGGAGGCCAGGGAAGAGCCGGCGGCGCCGGATTGTCGCCATCCGGCCGGTGCCCAGTGTTCCGGTGCGCTGTATCGAGGTCGACTCGCCGAGCCACCTGTTCCTGTGCGGCAGGGGCTGGATCCCGACGCACAACACCGAGGCGGGCAACAACTGGATCGGCTTTGCGATCCACCAGGCGCCGGGCCCGATGCTGGCGGTCCAGCCGACGGTCGAACTGGCCAAACGCAACTCGCGCCAGCGGATCGACCCGCTGATCGACGAAAGCCCCGACCTGCGGGAGCGGGTCAAACCGGCCCGGTCGCGTGACGCTGGGAACACCATGCTGTCGAAGGAATTCGCGGGCGGCATTCTGATCATGACCGGGGCCAACTCGGCTGTGGGTCTGCGCTCGACCCCGGCGCGGTACATCTTCCTCGACGAGGTCGACGCCTATCCGGCCTCGGCCGACGAGGAAGGCGATCCGGTCACGCTGGCCGAAGCGCGGTCGCTGACCTTTGCCCACCGGCGCAAGGTGTTTCTGGTCTCGACGCCGACCATCCGGGGCCTGAGCCGGATCGAACGGGAATACGAGGCGTCCGACCAGCGCCGGTTCTTCGTGCCGTGCCCGCATTGCAGCCACGCGCAGTGGCTGAAATTCGACCGGCTGCGCTGGCAGAAGGGGCGGCCGGAAACGGCGGAATATCACTG